GTGTTACTTGTGTACACGGACATCTTCTTCATCATGTCCAATGACGAATACGGAATCACGAAGTCGTAAGTGTCTTCCTCATCGGATAGATCAATGGTGACGGTACTATAGCGATTTGTGGGATCAGCCATAGCGTAGGGGGGAGGGCTGTTGACTGCATTTGGCATCCAAATGACTTGCAACCTTCCTCTCAGGTTAGCGCCACTGCTTACCAACAAGCGGTATTCCATACCACCGCGCCAGTATTGAGCGTGAGCGCCAACGTAAGCAGAGGGTAAGAACCAAATCAAGCCAAGATTTGACGCGGCAAAAGCTGGTGTCACAGGAATCGAATATATTCCAACGTATGGAGTCGTGGTTGTACTAATATTGATTACGGTGAGTGCACCCCATCTGTCACGCAGAGCACCCCAAGACAATGGATCATCATTAGTACCGCCACCAACTGAAGGATCTATACTTGTACAAGCACCCTCAGTTAGCACCAGCTTCTCAGAAGTATCATTTCCGTCAACCCGAGCGAGTGGTGAAACAAGACGATGGAGAAACGGTTCGGGCGCCAAGAACGTTGTAGATCGAGTGAAACCAAGCCAGGACGCAATGTTGCTAACCACACCCAAGCCAGCGGCGAGAGGAGCTGCGTACGGCGCAATGGAAGGGATGTAAGTACCGGCAGAGGCTGCCAAAGAGCTACCCATCGAAGCAATATCCGAAAACTTGGTGGAACTTGCTGGGCTTTTCTTTTTGATAGTCGCCTTCTTATCAGAAACATACATCGGATTGATTAAACGCACATTCTCTAACGCACCATAGAACTGAATAGTTCCATTAGCGCTTGTGTTGACGGTAGACTGCAACGGATTGAGCGAATACAACAGCCCACGCCATAACATCGGAATTTCGGTGGTGGACATGTAGTCCTTCTGATAAACAAAAGGCAACCGAAACTCAAATTGCTCAGGACGCGCAAAGTTGATGATACGACACGAGTCTCCAAAAGAGGAAAAAACGTGATCGTAATCCGAAGAATCTGCCATGTATGTTGAGCCACCAACAGTGTCGCTCAAACCACCCTCACACAAGAACTGAAGATTCATCATCCCAATGCATGATCCAGGAACATTGACAATAACTCGAATCACGATGTCACAGCGAATACCTTGATAAGGCTTGAGCACATGCTGATTTACATCATTCGTTATAATCAATTCCAAAGGATTGAAAGAGGGCCCGAGTTGATTGAGCCCAAAAATCTCTGTTCCTGAGATGCTAAGGTTGTAGATCTTCACCCAACGATTTAATACGGAGTTCAAGTCAGCCTCCGCTAACGTAGGAACATACCTATTTTCGCTAGATTGGATCTCCTGCCCAACACCTAGAGGAACCACACTCAGCGTGGAGATCCCTCCTCCAGGCTGCTCCGCGCCACCAACAGTTACAGCGTCCGGCCCACCAGGGACCATTGTTGGGGGTGGAGTATCTCTGCCATTCGACCACGAAGTTGTATCCGTGTCCATATAATTAATTGTCGACATTTTAAGGCATAAAATCGGGTCGCTCGCCACCAGCAACGTTCCAAGTAATCAGCGACCCGTCGAGGTACTTAGAACGGTAAGTTTCATACGAATAAATTCGAAGTTCGGGTACTTCACTCAACCCGTGCTCTTTCGCAAGGCGCAAGCACAATTCTTCGTAATAAGCGAAACGCTTATTACCAAGTAGCCATGCTTCGCTCATAACGTTCGACAACGCTATGGCGTGCGAAACCTTGTCCCCAACGTGGGGACTGCGGCGGCGCATGGAGAGCATTTTAACGAGGGTCTTCTCCTCGATCGGACAAACGGGAACACCATGTTCGTCGCGAACCAGCAATCTCTTGAGGAAACGCAACTTATCCCTAGAGTCGTAGGGGGTGAGAGCCGCATCTTTTGTTGAGGAGGTTGCAATTGCACCGATCTCTAACAATATCTCAGCGATACGCACTTGGTTGTAGAAACTAGCTCTACGCGCTACAGTTGCAACCACGTCATCGCCCAAAGAAATTTGTTTGACAAACGAACGAAAATTGTATTTCTTCTCTCCCAAGAGCCGACACCACGCATAGCGTGATTGTAGGGAGGAACGCACACAATTGAAGTGAATCGTCATCCAGAATCCTGAGGGCATACTGCACGACATCATGAAAAGATCTCCTTTAATCGATCGAGTTGGATAAATGGCTGATTGACAAACACGAAAGACGAAAGCTGCCTCAGATTGAGAATATCCGCACAAGAGAGCTAAACGTTCGAAGAAGCGGCACACAAAAAGGTGTTCCAGTGTAGAGCATCGCGTATCGAATGAACTCTTATCAAACGCGATCCAATTTTCATTCTTCTCGAGAAAGCCAAACAACTGGGTGACCTCTTTCAACGAAGTAATGTTCATCCCGACCGCAGTCTCAAAGAAGAGGTGATGCTCGCGCATGAACGTTGTCAGCGGTCCCAAGTACTTCTTCATGACAAGATTGTACGCGAAGGGTAAGATGTTAAAAACGCGAATCTTATTCTTGTTACGCTTCTCAACACTGATGACCTCATCCTTCAACACATGCAAACACAAAGGGGAATAGAGGTCACCAGATTCAATGACTTCCTCAATGTGCTTAACTTGTGTTAGAAACCCCTCATCAAAAAAGACTCGAACATTAGTAGGATCAGTACGATCAACTTCAATGATACAACTTTTCTTCGTGTAGTAAGGAGGGCCAGCACTTGAGGACATGTTCGTTCCGCCCAAATTCGTGTCTTCCAAACCTAAAAAAGCATCGCGATTCGAGAGGGGCCGCATTGTCATGTTCTGCGCGAGCCCTTCAACGCCACACAAGTAATCGTCAAGAGCTGCTTGCCACACCATCAGGTTACCAGACACATTTGCTGAACTCTCAAGTGAGACGGTGAAGGGATCTCGCCAGCGTGATCCAACATCACTATCCACCCTTCTGCCACCAAAATCAGGAGCAGTAAAATAAGGATAAACCCCATTTAAACTAGTCTCAAGTTTGATGACCTCCGGGTCATCGTGGAAAAAAGTATTCGTAATGGCAGTAGAATTAGAACTTCCCGGAATCGAAATTAGAGCATGGTTTTGCTCCCGGAATTCTTTGCGCTTACTTCTCTTCTCTTCCTCCGTCAAACCAGTCGCGTCAAACTGCGGTTGAAGGGAGCCAATGACAAACACCTGAGGTGGGACTTGAGGATCAGAGAGTGACACGCGCAGCGAAGACTTCTTCGGAAGATCAAAAACAGGAAAGCTCTGCGTTCTACCATCGAACTGCACTGGATCACAGACTAGCTCGCATCTAGCGTGAAGCGCGTCGAAAGTCGAGGCAGCCAACTCCAACTCATCGGCACACACGAGTTCCATTCCAACGTAACGGTATCCCGTGACGAAATGATTTGCTACAACGAACACCATACCGGAGATTTGGAAATGTGCCCCGACGCGGTTCACCAAAATTCTGCCGCAGTCTCCATGCTTCACTTGCGATGTTGGATATTTCCACACCAATGAGTTGACCTTGGAGGCACCTAGATCCTTCCCACACCGCTCATCCATGTCCGCAGGTTCGCAAATGGCGGTCGTTTCACGATGGTACAAATCGGGATTTTCACCAGCACCAACGATCCACGACTCGTCAGCCACGGATGCCACTGCACCTATAGAATAACCTCTATGCAAGACACGAGGTTTCTCTATAGGCGCAGTTTTTTCCATGTAATTCATGAAGTCCCACTTATCTTTGAGCGGTGGAAGTTCTGGAACATAGAGGAGAACCATGTCCCTGTCGGGAATTCGAACGAGGCGCTCCTTTGCTTCAGAGACGGAGATGACCGTTCCCGTATACTCTACAGAGAAGTTACAAACTTCTTCGATCGGATTGATACGGAAATAGATATCATTCTTGGGAGGTTGAAATCCATGACTAACCGTCATCACTAGACTACCTTTGACGCGAAAGCCGAAATTTGTTCCGTATGGCGTGCGAACGATAACCATCCGCGATCGGATCTTTTCGATGAATTCTGAGACCGAAAAAGTTGGGGCAACAGTGTTGATACCAACTGGTTTCTGGTAAATTTCTTTCATCATCTCACGCTTATACTGATTATCACCAATAGGAATACCTGGATCTCTTCGGTACTTGCGGTAGATAGCTTCCAGATATGAGTCCTCGCGGTAATCATGCATGACAAGTTCAGCGCGCACTGATCGCGTATAACTTGCGTAATACGCTATGCAAACTGTCAACGCTCCCGAAACAAGTGCAATCTTCTTCTTGTCCATTGCTCGCAAAAACATACGAAGTGCTTGAAACTTCGTCGAAAAGTACGTTTCTGCTGAATCCAACATCTTGGCGTACAATCCAGGAAAATTCTTTTGCGCTTTGGTAAGCATTAAGAGCCACAATGGCGGAGACAACTTGTATGTGACAGCTAACACCCAATTTTGCCACGCTTCAGACGTCACGATACCACGCACTAAGAGGGCAAGGTCTGGAATGTACATCTGAACGCACAAAAGAACAATAAGGAAAGCGCTGTAAAGGAAAAAACCATAAATGGCGCTAATCGCTAGGAGCCCCCCAAGAACCGCTGAACCAAGGAGTGCTTCAGTTTGCCCAACAACAATGCTTTGGGAGACTAGATGTGGATCGACTTGAGGTTTGCACATAACACCACCTTCATGTTCTCTGGACGACATGTAGCACTCATTGCAACGCTCGTAATGTGGTACGACAACGTTAGATTGCTTAACAACACGGCGCTCGCGTTCGAAGTGTTTCTTGAAGTCCTTCGCCATGTAGGCGAAGAACTCCGCTCGATCTTCGAACTTCTTCACAAGAGTGAATGGCCAACAGGTGTCCTTCTCACTTTGGTTGAATAGCGACGAGTTGTAAACGCTTAGGGTGAAGGTGTGGATATTGGTCGCTCCATCCACCTTTTCCTTATCAATGTCACCACCGGGTGTAGCGAATTCAGGTTTAACTTTCTGCTCAACGTAGTACGGCAAACGACGGTAGAACATTTGATAGTGGTCACAATATTCCTTCAAGTTGAAGCGCGGATTGTTAGTCGTGTACAGAGCAAGAGCGTAATTTGCGTTCACGGACCCCTTTAACTCTGCTTTTGACTGTTCCATATCAAGAGCGGCAACACCAATGTACTTATTCACGATGTCAACGTGATTATCTTGGCCAAACGTGTTGGGAGCACGTTTAACGTCGATGTCATCAAAGAAAACCGTGAACTGTCCAGGTCTAGCACGATCAGGAAAATTCGACGACGGTTGCAAGCGAAAGCAATCTGCTGAGGAAACGGTGTGCCCAACGGCGGCAGCCATGGCAGCGTGCAAATCCATACAAAGCGTACTCTTGCCAATATTCGCAGGGCCAACTATGGCGATACCAAACGGTGTAATGCGGTTCCCACCATTAGGTGTCGATAACTCGACCACACGAATCTTCTCAACAATCTCTTGAACACGCCTAGATAAGATGTTAGACATGGCCCAATGCGATTTCACGAAGGCCTCCAAATTTCGCTCACCAAACGTCTTCTGAACGCGCAATTCCTCCACAAACTCGCCAGGATGATACTGCGAAACAATTGTACGAGGTAACTTATTAAGAGCCTTCTGTTTCTGAAAGTGTTCATTCATCTGCACATTCGCTGGATCAAAGACAGCGCTTGGATCATTCAAGAGATAACTAGTATGATCCATCCACTCATTGACAGTCATCTCAGATGAAAACAAGCGACGAGGATCACCCGTTTGCCATG